ATTCTATTGGTTCACAACTTTTTACTATATTGTTTTCTTTAGAGATTGTATTTACTATTCTAGCAAAGTCATCTTCTTGAATTACTTCTGGTATAACAACATGTTTGTGTTGTTTGATTTTGAGAAAATTACATGACCATCTTAATGCTTCGGAAAAGCCAACATCTACTCCATTTTGTTTGGATAAATATCCACGTATAATTCCGAAAATATCATTTCGATATTGTTGTTGACAATCTCTAGTCCAGCATTTCCATATACCTTTATCTTTAGAGAATGAAAATGCTCTAGGGTTGTCGCTGCCTTCATGTGCTGGACAATTACAATAAATGTTATCTCCTACTTCCTCAATTTCCATACCTAGACTGCGAAATACTTCTTCGGCACGATTGTTGAGATTATTCTTGATCTTCTGTAAGTCCATTAATTTTAAGCTTAGTAAGAGTGTCTTGATTTACCATGCCAGTGTCACCAACGGGCTGATTTTTAAATTCATTTCTAGTTTTAAGTTCTCGTAACTTTGCGTGAGAACCTTGCATAACCATGTTAATATAGTCCCCATCGTCCAATCCTGCACCGTGCCTTGAGACAATAGGTACTAGTTTTCTATTTCCAGCATTTGGTCCATCTTCTGCTAATTCTTCTGGAGATTTAATTTTGAATATGCTGAATGATGTGCATAACCAGATCAATCTATCCGATCCAGAAACGGCATCTGTGCTTTCTTTTGTTATACCATCACGATTTAATTGGACAAAGGACAAGCATGGTATGTCAAGCTTGACACAAAGATTATGTAATGATGTAATCTGAAAACCAAGTGCTTGGTATTCTTGTATATTATTAGTAATAGAATTGGATGACATTAGTTTAAGATAGTCATATATGATCAAGCAGTCATTTGTTTTGCCATTTTCATCCATTCTGACTTCTTGCATAATCCATCGCTTGATTAGATTAAGTATTTGATCAAAAGGCTTACCGGCTACGCTTACATAGCTATATGGTATAGATTCAATCTTGCTTATTGCCTCTGATACCTTTTGGCGTTTGTCTTCATCGTCTGTGAATTGTCCAGTTGCAATTTCATTGATTGGAACGCCGCTGAGATTCGCTATTAGTCTATTTAGATGATCTTCTTTGCTCATTTCTGTATCAAGCATTAAGACCGGTATATTTTTTGATGATACATTTAGTGCAACATTATCGGCAAAAACGCTTTTACCAACCTTTGGTCTTGCAGAAACTAAGTCTACACATTTTCTACGTAGACCGCCGCCAATGGCTTCATCATACTTGTTAAATCCAGTTGGGATACCAATAATATCGCACTTATTTTCCTCTAGAAAAGTTAAATAATCTTGTGCGCCTTTTCCTATCTTTTCTGGAAGATCACCACTGTCATCTTCTCTTAAAAAGTCAGTTACTGGATTTTCTAATATTTGTATAATCTCGTTTATAGATTCTGATCCAGTGACACTATCTACATCTTGATGAATCTTAGATGTTAATTTCTTGATCTTTCTTGCAAATTCAAACTTCTTAATCTGTATCGCAAAATTGAATACATTATCCTTGTTTACTGGAAAGTCCATTAAAGACTTTATGTATCTAAGTTCTTGATCAGTATTAATGCTATCTGATATATTAAACTGTTCTGCTACCGATAGGATAGATGGTATATCTACCTTCTGATCATTCAAGATTACCTTTTCGATACACTTGAACAGTATTTGATTGTTCAAATTTCCAAAAGTATCTTGGTTAATTATGTCAGATATAGTAACGTAAGCATCAAGACCGTGCTGCAAAAGTCCAGCTAATACAGCACGTTCTGATCCCACATCGATTAACTTTGTTTCCATGTTACCTACCAATGCATCTATTGCAACGATAATATTCTCCATGAATGCATTTTGGATCTTCTTTAAAAGTTTTTCCGCACACGCTGCACTCTACTTCTGCTTTTTTATATGGCTGACGTTTACGTGGTGTACGCTCAAATTGAGGGGTTTCAATATGGCGATCTTCCCCCATATCTTGCCACTCATTTTTTCTAGCTTTCACGGGTTCCTTTCTCCTTACATTAGAATTGTCATCCTGCCTATGCATTGTGAAATCTTCTTTGACGCTGGCAGTTGGCGTTGAAGACTGTATATGTTTGATGCTTTCCTTCTTTACTTCTTCTGGAACGCTAGATACGGTTGGGCTATCACCCACAAGTGCCTTTAACAAAGCTTGTTTTTGCTCATCGTTGAGCATATTTATGAAATCGTTCATGCTCATGATCGTTTGCCTTTCTCAAGTAATATGTCTGCTTTTCTCTTTACTTCAAATACTTTACCGTCTAATGATTGTAATCTAGCTTCTGCTATTTCTCGCATATTTTCTAAAGAGGCGGCATAAGAATTTGTATTTGCTAATATGTGCTTTTTAGATTCATGTTTGGTGTACTGGCCAAATTCTTGACTGTTCTTAACAATCATTTTTTCCATTTGATCATTGCACCAATTCAATGCCACTTTATTCTTATTTATTTCATCTTGAATGTAGGTAGCATAACCATATAGAAGATATGCGGCATCAAAAAGTTCTGCTTGTGTCATTTTCCTTAGTTGCTCAGATGACATATCTGCTACAACCAAGTATTCTTCTCTAAAAGATGAAAATTTTGTATTTGTCAGATTAATATAGTCATTAATTGATGCTATATATTCCGCTAGCTTATCAGATGCCTTTAATTCTTTGTCGCCACTCATCTTCGCTTTCTGAATATTTTAGGGTTATTAACTCAATTCCATTCAACTCACACCAGTTTATCTTATCATCGTCACGCACTTGGCCTTTTATGAAGTCTGCTTTGCTCCTATGAAAAAATGCATTGTACTCATAGTGCTGTTCTCCATGAACCTCAACCCCCAGTTTAATAGAAGGAATGTAAAAGTCAAGGTACAGTACAGATTTTCTGTGTAACGCTGTGCTTCCCGGTAGTTTCACTTCTTCTAGTATTCTATAGCTATTATATATTTCTTTTAATAAGTTTCTTGCACGTATATGATATTTAGACCGCTTACGTTTGTCATCATTGAATACATCATATCCAGTTAAGTTCCAAGTATATTCTTTGCCATTTATACCAATTACTTTCAATGCAACTCCTTAATTTTTTGATAGAGGAAATTAGCAATATCTGGATTGTTATTGATAAATTCTGCGACATTGTTTATGCCTTGAAACTTAAAGAATCTTTCAATGTCCTCTGGAGTTTTATTGACATTATTAGCTTCTAAGACCTGTGCTACGATAGGATTAGAAATTTCATCTACCGCACATTGAATAGTATACCATGCTCCAGAAGCCTTGATCAATCTAAACTCACATGCTATCTGTATAATTTCCTGTGCCTCATCTATACCTATGCCATATTTAATCCAACCTTCTGCTGTGCTATTCGGTCTTCCACCGGCATTAGACGTTTTGATAACCCAGTTTGCTATCTGACCAACGTGAGGGCCAGTATCTTTTGGCACTTGCCACTTGCCACGATGAGTAATAACCATGTTAGTTCCAGCTTGATATTGCAACATATTTCCACAGTCTGCCATCTTTTGTGGCGCATATGGTGATCCGCCAGTATTTGCAATATTGTGCGTAATGCAGATTAATATTGTCTTGTTTTTCATCAATGTTCCGCTGATACGCTTGAAAAACATAGACAAAAGCCTTGGTAACGCATTTCTTACACCCGTGCGTACCTCTCCCTCAAGTTCGCAAGAAGGAACCATATTGGACAATGAATCAGCAATAATCAAACAACCGGAATCATTGTTTATGTAGTACTCAATAATGTTTAAAAAATCTTCTGCTGACAATACTCTTTCATCTGTAGACTCAACTATTAGGATATTATCTGGTTCTAGCCCTTTAATACCATCAAAGTTCTGCTTAGATAGTCTACCTTCAGTATTGACATAGATAACTCTCTTATTTAGCTTTTGACACTTTGAAGCAAAATGTAGTGCGGTTGTTGTTTTACCGCTCTTTGGATCTCCTGTCATTACTACTACAGACCCCTCTCTTATTCCACCGCCAAGAGCTATATCTAAAGCTGGGGATACTCCTATGACACCAAGGTTGTTGATATTTTGCAGAACTTCCGTACCGCTTCTAACAACATCTCCGTATTTGCTGACTATCGAACTGCTTACTGCATCTTCTGAAAATTTTGTATTAGTCTTCTTAACCTTGCTCATAAATTCCTCAAGTGAATAGTGTCATAACAGATTGTGCTTTGTGATAGTCCTCTATGTCCCGACATAATATGCCAAGACCCCTATTTGTTCTTTCACCGGTTCTGTCCTCGCAGTCTATGATACCATGATACCCCATAGAAGTCCACTCGTCAAATGCCCACTTTGGTCCTTCACAATATTGAGATGTATTAGAGACATCATGCAATATGATGGATCTAGGCATATACTGTTTTAGTATATCAGATTCTAACTTGACGGCATTTAGCGTATGATCGCCATCTAATAGTATAATTGAATCCGAATCTATCTCTTTTGTTAAAGCCACAAGGCTAGACTCTTGATATAGTTTTAGATCTAGTGATCCGCGAGATTTTTCACGTATCTTTAGAACAGGTTCTGTAAAACATATATCTATTAATACGCATTTGTTTTGACTTTCTTCACAGCCCCTTACAATGCAAGAAGTCGATACCCCATAACATGAGCCAACTTCTATGAATTTAGAAAATGCCTTCAATGCTAGTATATAATGTTCTATAATTTTAGCATGTCTAATATCCATAGACATTGTATCATTAATGTAAGGTTCAATAATATCATGATATTTCATAAATTCCTCAGTCTGTTAATACTCTTTTTGTTTGATGTAAATGATGCAGATCTAGAAGATAAGGTTTGAGATTCTACTTCTGCATCTAGGTTTATCTGCATTTTTTCCTTTTCATCATCAATCTTTTGTTGATGCTTGGCTATTATCTTTTCGGCCTCTGGATTTACCTTGTATCCTCTGCCATTTTGAATGCCAATGACGAGTAGTTTGTCAAAATCTTTAGACTGTATGGCGGATAAGATTGCTTCTTCGCTGTATTTCTTTTTTAGCTGAACGGCTGCACCGTGCTGCTTTTTCCAGAGCCAGTGTAGAGGATCTCCCTTTGTCCAGAACTTATATGACGGCTTGCCTAGATTCAGCTTTTCTGATCTTCTAATCACAATATACTCAGCAACATATGACTCAAATGTGCAATATTCACCAGTGTGAATATGTTTATATTTATGAGTCTCTGACCATTGTTTTTGATATTCTTGACTAAAAAGCTCTGGTTTATCTTTCTTTTGCATAGTTATATATCAATGCTTCTTCAAAACAGTTTTCAATTGTATCTTTATTTTCTAATTCTTTTATTAGCTCTGGAATTAACCAAGTGGTCTTATTGACAATATTATCTTTCAATATACCTATAGTAAATGTTTGTTTAGTTGATTGACCAAAAGATCCTAAAATAGATTTGGCTAAGTATACACCATCTGAATTGTTTGTGTCAACTTCAACAGAGTGTGACCTATATTGTAATCCAACGTTTTTAATAGCTAATTTATGAGTGATGCAATGTTCTTTTAGTTCCATCCACTCAGTATAGTCTTTTAAGTATATTTCTGAATCATTACTTAAAGTTGCTCTGATCCACGTTTTATACTTGTCTTTTTTGTATTCTTCAAGCCAATCCGAATATGATGTTATGAAAGTTTTCATTTTATCTTGGTAACACAGTTAGAGTGATTCTTTTTTATTGGTAATCTTTTTTGATCTATCATAGAGGATGCATTTTCTGTCATTATTGTTGCACCGCTTTGACGTACAAACTGCTGTTCGACTATGGTTTTTGGTGCTGAAACCTTATTTTTCTTTATGTGTTTTTCTATAGCTC